GAATGTCCTTAACTATGTCAAAAAGATTAAGAAATATTATTGCTAAAGAATTTGAATCTGATAAAAGTTTACCAGAAATAGAGAAAGCAATTATCAAGCAATTCTCTTTTGTTTCAAGGACTAGAGCCGCACTTATTGCCAGAACCGAAACATCTACTGCTCTTGGAAAAGCAGATAATGATTATCATAAATTATTAGCTACTGATACTGGAATTTATATGAAAAAAACTTGGGTTGCTGTAAATGATGGAAGAACACGTGATGGTCATAGAGAAACAAGTAATAAATATCGTAATGATCCTATAGATATTGATGCTGATTTTGATGTAATTGGGCCAAAAGGAATAAAAAAAATGGGTTTTATTGGAGATCCAAGAGGTGGCCCTGAAAATGTAATAAATTGTAGATGTGTTATAAGTTATATAAGTGCTGATGATATTGTTGATGAAGAAGATTAAAAGTCTGTTTTCAATCTATATACAAAATATTGTTATAAACATTATCTTTTGCTACTATATATTGATAAATGCCAATTCCGAAACCAAAAATAACAGAATCACGGCGAGATTTTATAGAAAGATGTATGGGAGATACGACAATGGTTGATGAATATTCAGATACTTCACAAAGATCAGCTGTTTGTAATAGTAGTTACGAGTCCTATAAAGAAGAATCTTTAACAAACGAAAAAGAAGAAATAAGAGAAGATGTTTTTACAACTGAAGAAGAAGCTTTAGAAAGAGCAAATGAGATTGGTTGTGAGGGCACACATACACACGATGCAGATGGACAATTAGTATTTATGCCATGTTCTAGTCATGCAGATTATACGAGATTGACTGGCAGGGAGTTAAGTGGGTATGGCATGGGGAAAAAACCTAAGAGAAAGAAGCCGAAAATGAAAAATGATTGTGGATGTGATGAAATTAAAGATGATTTCATTGATTACAAAACAGAATTCAAAGGTGGACACTTAGAAGATGAAGAAAACGAGGATTACGGAAAATTTGAAGGCTATGGATCTATTTTTGGTAATAAAGATTTAGGTAATGATGTCATAGAACAAGGGGCGTTTTTAAAATCATTAAAAAATAAAAAACCCAATCAAGTAAAACTTCTTTATCAGCATAAAACAGATATGCCAATAGGAGTCTTTGATGAAATAAGAGAAGATGAAAAAGGTTTATTTGTCAAAGGCAGATTAGCACTGAAAACTCAAGCTGGTGCAGAAGCTTATGAATTAATGAAAATGGGTGCTTTAGATGGTTTATCTATTGGATTTAGAGTCAATCCAAAAGAAGTAGAATATGATAAAAGGGCCAATAAAAGAATAATAAAAGAAGTAGAATTAATGGAAGTATCTTTAGTTACTTTTCCTATGAATCCCAAAGCTAGGGTGCAATCGGTTAAGGCTCAAGATATCACTATTAGAGAGTGGGAAAGCGGACTGCGTGAGGCTTTCAATTTATCCCGTTCCGAAGCAAAAGTAGCCGCAGGTGCGGTTCATAAGTCCTTTGATCAGCGTGAGGCTGCTTCAAGAACTGAATTGCTAGAAGGCATTAATAATTTAACTAAAACCTTAAAAAATCTTAATTATTAGGAGGCTAATATGTCGCAAGAAATTAAGGAAGCACTAGGCACTCTGGCTGGAACTTTTGAAGAATTCAAAAAAGTAAACGATGAGCGTTTAGAGGCTATAGAAAAAGGTTCAGGAACAGCTTACTTAGATGAAAAATTGGATAAGATTGAAGCAACGCTTGATTCTTATGAAAATTTAAATCAAAAGATGGTTGTAAATGAACAAAATGCAAAGAAAATGCAAGGGCAAGTTGAAAAACTAGAAACTGTTTTGAAAAGACCAGATTCAGGTTTTGATTCAAAGTCTATTGATGAATCTTTGCATGTTTTTGATGCGTATTGTAGAAAAGGCTTTGATGCCCTTTCTGATGCTGAAAAAAAAGCACTTACTGTTAGTAATGATTCTACAGGGGGTTATTTAGCACCACCAGAATATGTTAGAGAACTCATTAAAGATATTACTGAGATTTCACCAATTAGAGGAATTGCTAGAGTAAGAAGCACTGGTGCTAGAAGTATTCAAGTTCCAAAAAGAACTGGAACTTTCTCAGCTCAATGGGTTGCTGAAAGTGGAACAAGATCCGAAACAACTGGTTATCAAGTTGGTTTAGAAGAAATTCCAGCACATGAATACTATGCTTTAGTAGATATTTCAGAACAGGATTTAGAAGATTCCGTTTTTGATTTAGAAGCTGAAATGCAGAGCGAGTTTAGTACTCAATTTGCAAAAGCAGAAGGTGCAGCTTTCGTAAGTGGAAATGCAGTGGGTAAACCTGAGGGATTTATGACTAATAGTGATGTTAGTGCAGTGAATTCAGGAAATGGCACAGCTTTACTAGCAGATGGACTTCTTTCATTAGTCCACTCAATTAAATCTGATTATGCAAATAATGCTACTTTTGTTTTTAATAGAAGCACTTTATCTGAAATCAGAAAATTAAAAGATACTGCTGGACAATATGTGTTTCAAGCTGGAATGAGTTTAGTTCAAGGTGTACCAAACACAATACTTGGCTATCCTTATGTTGAAGCTACAGATATGCCAAATGTGGGAGCAAATGCGTTTCCTGTAGCATTTGGAGACTTTTCAAGAGCATATATGATTGTAGATAGAATTGCTTTAGCTGTATTGCGTGATCCTTTCACACAAGCAACTACAGGGAATGTTAGATACATCGCTCGTAGAAGAGTAGGTGGACCTACAAGGTTTTGAAGGTGCATTTGTAATGTGTAATTCAGGTGCTGAGGGTGATACTTTAGCTTCAAATTTGAAGTATGAATTTAAGCTTTTTCATGGCGATACTAGTGGTTCATTAACTGCAGTATCAAGCCAACTAGATGTAACCGATGCAGCTATCGCTAGCGATGGCACATGGTTAACATTAGATGATAATGCTGAAACACCTCAGGTGTCTGGAATTGGATATGTAGGTGGCAAAAGATATATCAGGGTTGATATTGTCAGAACTGGCAATCACAGCACTGGTACTCCATTGTCAATTACTTGCATTAAAGGTTTCCCAAGACATGCAGGTGGTGCTTCAACTTACAGCTTAGCGTAAGTATTTATGTATGTGGGGAGGAAACTCCCCACTCTTTAAGAGGATAATTATGGCAAAATTCAAAATAATAGTACCTAAACCAGCAACAGCTAATAAAGATGGAACTGAAGTAAAACTCTATGTTGCTGATGAAATTGTAGATGCTAAAGAAGAATGGCAAGATGAAGTTATGAAAACCTTTGTAGATAATGGTTGGGCTATAGAAGTCAAAGTAGATAGTCCTGATGAAACAGTAGATGTTGAAGCTAATGTAAAACCTAAAAGGGCTAGAAATAACAAAGGGCAATTAGTAGGTGATGATCCTTCTACTCCTGATGTCAATGAAGCTTGGGAAGGTGGAAAAGCACCAAAGAAAACAACAAAGAAAACTACAAAAAAAAGCACAACAAAGAAGAGTACAAAAAAGAAAAGTAGTTAATGGCAAAATCTAGGCCGAACACAATTAGCACCATTGAAGCTTTTAAAAATGAGTGTTCTATTAGATTTGAAAACATTGAAAGGAGATTCCAAAGCGGATCAAAAAGATTTGATAAGCTGGAATATCTAATTTATGGATTATATGCTTTAATAAGTACATCCATGATTGGATTGGTAATAGAAAGATTTATTAATTAACAGGAGTTAAAAATGGAAGAATCAGTAGATTTTGAAAAATTATATCAACAAGCACAACAAGAAATTGCTTCGCATCAACACACTATCCGTATGTTATTACTGCAAATAAGTAGTTTACAAAGTGATAATTTGATGAATACAGAAACAGATTCCAAAAAAAAGAAAGCAAATTAGATAAATGATATGGCTGGTTTAAAGATACATACTGCTCCAAGTTCTGAACCAGTTACATTATCAGATACAAAAAGCTATCTAAGGATTAGTGGGAGCAGTGATGATACTCTCATTAATTCTTTAATAGTAACTGCTAGAAGAATAGCTGAGGAACACATGGGGAGAGCAATCATTTCTCAAACGCTTCAGCTATTTATAGATACTTTAGAAAATTATGATGATCCTTTGTTTGAAGGGATTAAAACAGGCCCTTATCT